CGGTACGCCTCAAGCGCGGCTTGCGTGATGCCGAACTTCGTCGCGCCACCGGCATCGCTCGGGTCGTTCGTGAATGTCGACCCACCCTCGCTGTCGAATATGTGGCTGATGATCGCTTCGTCTTCCGGAGCGCGGGTCAATTCGAGTGCGCGCCGTTGTCGGGTTCGGCGGCCTCTTGCGGCTTCTGCTCTGGCTCAACCGGCTTCGGCTTCGCGCCGACCACCTTCCGCATCGCCGCCTTGATCATCTCGCGCCGCTTCGCGCAGCCGCCGCACGGTTTCATCTAGCGTAGTCCGTACAGGCTGAGTTTCGATCCGGCTTCCCAATTTCCGGCCGCGAGGGTCAGGTCTATTTCTGTAATCGGCGCGGCGCTCCGCCACAGAAAGCCGCCATTCCTGACAATGTTTGACGCACCGATAGTTGTTGCTCCGATGCTGACGGCTTCATTCAGGCCGCCTTTAAACAGCGTCGACAGAGCGTAGGCCTGTATCAGGATTTTGAAGTTACCGATGTTGCCAGCCGTCGCTCCACTCCAAGGAACGAACCCGGCGCTTGGCACAGACGCTTGCGCGGCTTGTGAATTGGTGCCGCCGCTCGCGTTGGCTAATTGCCACTGCATGATGTCGTAATTGGAACCGCCATCGTTGTTGAACGTCATGCCGACTCCGACGCCGGGAGACGATCCAGCGGACGAGCGACCACTGCCGACAATCAGAAGGTGCGAATAAGTTTGCGGTATCGTCCCGCCGGCGCCGAACGTGACGACCCCCGTCCCTGTCGGCGAGAATTCTTCAAGCAGAATCATGTCTTCTTCCTCTTCGCCGCCCGACGAACCCTCGGAGCCGCCCTCAGAACCTTCCGATCCGCCAGAACCCTCGGAACCCTCGGAACCACCTTCCGAACCCTCAGGGCAGTCGAACACCCATTCGAACGTGACCGAGCCGATTCCGCCGTCGACCTGTTCGTGACCGCCGCCGCCCGGCGATTCGTTCTCGTTCGCGCCGTCGCCGCTGAGACCTCCATCGCCGCCGCTCGATGTCGTGCCGCTGATGTTGGTATCGCCGCCGGTCGCCGTTCCGCCGGCGCCGCCGATGCTTCCGCGGATGCCGCCGTTTGCGACTATCGCTATCGCGCCGGCAGCGAGCGTTCCCGTAACCGTCGAGTCGCCGCCGTCCGTTGCGAGGTTGAATGCCTCCAAGACGTGCCCGATACCCGCCTCGCCGACGTGGAATAGGATTCGCTCGCCCCAATCGGCAGCGTCGACCGCCAGCGTCAATTCCGAGAACCCGCCGCCGCCGCCGCCGTTGCCTTCGCCGCCGCCACCGCCACCGCCGATTGCCCGGATCGTGACGCCACACGCGCCGGTCGGAACGCAGATGCCGTGATCGCCGGGCCGCTCGTGCTCGGGGGAAGCGCCTTCCTCGCAGGTCGTGAAGCAATAGGCTTCGGGCGGAAACGATATGACCTCGAAAGTGCAGCGCGCGTTCAGCAGATCGATGTCCGCACGCTGGATGAAGAACACCTCGTCGATCCCGAGCGCGGTAATCCGAAACCGCGCGTACCGCTTGCCGAGTAGCCGCAGCCCGCGTGCGTTCGTGACGATCGTCCCCATCCATTCCGGGTTGAGCCGGTAGGACGCGACCTTCATCACCACGCGCGCCTGCCGATGACTCGGGCAGTACGTGAGGTCGAGCGTTGCCGATTGCACTCCGTCGATCAGGATGCTCGCGTCATCCCGAAGCGGGTCGGCTTCCTGTTCCTGGTACTTGTGCCCCGGCGATAGGTATTTTGCCCTGATCTCGTTCCGCAGATCGGCCTTGCTGGCCCCGCGGCGGAAACCTTCGGCGCCCAGGATATCAGCCGCGGCGAACGTCTCGCACGACGTCGGGCAATCGAACTGCCCCACGTCGAGAACTATCGCGCCGTCTTCTCTGAGGCGCAGCCTGCCGTCGATGCACGCCAGCATCCGACCAAGGACGCTCTTGGGTTCCTCGTCAAAGCCGTAGTCCACCCAGAGCCGGTAACGCGGCTCTGTGAGGCCGCTGAGGAGCGGCACTTCCTCGTCGCAATAATTGGCGGCGGCGATCCAGTCGGCGATGCCGGTCTCGATCATGGACCGCGGCAGGCGCATGCCGTCCTGGTGCGTGAGGTAATCCATGATGACGAGCGCGGCGTTATCGGACCATACGAAGGTGTCGGGATTGTCCGGGTCGTAGCCCGAGACACGCGGATCGCCGATCTTTGACGCTCGGATCGTCGCCCGATAGGTCGGGACGCCGAACTTGTAGACCTCGGCGAAGTCTTGCAGCGGCACGCCGAGGAGCCGCAGCGCGACATAGGCGACGCCGTCAAGGCGATGCTGCGGCGTCCATGTTCCGGGGAAGCCGGATAGCAGGAGCGGGTCGGCCGTCTGGGTCGCGAGCCCGAGGTGCTCGGATATCGTGACGCGCCCGTTGTCGTACCAGATGCCTGGATAGATGACGTTGCCGACCGCGAACCCGCCGGGATCGCCGATCGTGACGCTGGTCGCGGTGAGCGTCTCGACCGAGCTCCCGACCATCCACGTCGCCTCGACGACCGGCGCGCTGTATCCAGTGCCGTATCTTTCGATTGTGACATTGCTCGGCGTGCTTCCGCCGTCCCATCGGCCGGCCCCGTTCGGTTGGGCGAAGATGGCAGCACCATATCCGCCGACGGTGTCCGAAAATCCTGTGCCGCCGTCACTTATCAAAACATCGACGCCACCGTCCCAGACCCCGTCGCCATTGGGCCGTGCAAAGAAGAGTTCGCCCGTTCCCGCTCCGGACGTGGTGAAGGTTACGGTCACCGCCTCGGGTTTTAAGCTGTTTGATGAAATCGCCGGAAAGACCAATGAGACGAACGAGCCGCCGACAACGCCAACACTGATCGCGTCCAGCGTCGTGGGAACGCCGTCGATCAGGTAATTCGCCGTCACCGTCTCGGCGGTATATCCAGGGTCGTATGCCGTGATGACGACTTCGGATGCCGGCGGCTTGTCTGGCATGCCGGAAACGCCAAGCGCCGGGAACGTGACCGCCGTAATGCCAAAGGCATCAAAGCCAGAACTGCCGGGATTGAGCCGGGTGATCTGGTCGGAAATCCAGTGCTCCTCGATCGCGGCAATCTCGCCGGAGTGCAGCGCGAATGCCGCGTAGAGGATGCCGTCTTCGGTAAGCGTGCTGCGCTTCAGAAAGACGGGGTGACCTTCGACTTGGATGCGCCCATATCCCCGTCGGCGCGGGGCGACTGCGACAGCAACCGGCTGCGATTGCGGCTTCGGCGACGGGGCTTCGGGGAAGAGAAACGCAATTGGGGAGAAAAGGGCCTTGAGAATCTCGCCGGTCACCAGGGCACCCGAATGACCGACCTCGTGAGGCTGGAAATAAACTCGAAGCCGCGGTCGCCTGGGCTCCTGAACTGCTGGTCGCTTGAGGTGTAATTCCCGGCCGGCGGCGTGCTGCGGCCATAGAAGATATTCGTCGCCGTCGCCGTCAGGACGCGGGTTTGGGTTCCGTCATCGTTGGACGCCCAGGAAACCTCGATGCCGTCGATGATGCTGGCATTGCGCGCGATCGGGTCGCCGAGGAGTTGCCAGTCCGCGTCGAAGAATTGCAGCTTCGTGAAAACCAGCCTGCCGACGTACAGCCCGCGATCCGCGGCCACAGCCGTCTGTAGGATGGCGTCGTCAACACCCGACAGCGAGAACTGAACCTCCGATGCCTGGAGGTTATCGTCTTCCTCCTCAAGCCCATCGATGCTTCCGAGTTCACGCAGCCCGACGTAATCGTTGCCGTCGACCTCGATCGTTCGCGAGCCGTTCCAGAGATATAGCGGTGCCATGTCGCTGGTTTCGTCGAATTGAAACTCGACGAGATGCCCGACGCGCACGATCCGGCCGTTCAACATTTCCTGAATTGCGGCCGCCAAGTCAGGCATTAAATGTCTTCCTCGAACTCGACGGTTTGGCTCGCGTGCTCGAGGAGGTGCAGCGGCAGGCTCATGCTGCGGTCATCGGCCAATCGGGCGCGGCACATCGGGCGCGCGAATTCGAGCAACTCATCGGCTGCGATCGCGGCTCGGATCGGCGGGAAGATCGTCACCGGATAAACGGGCGGGCTTCCCGAAGGCGCGCCGACGGTCTTGAGGCAATAAAGCCGCGGCCCCGCGATGCCGCCTGACGATGTGTCTTCCCACGAGAAGAACATCCCCGGCAGCAGAACGCCGCCCGTCGTGACCTTGATGCTGCCCGACGTTGCGCCCGCCGCGAATGCGCCCGATGCGCTCGCGACGATTGCGCCGCCGACCGTCAGCCATGGCGCTCGCTTGCCGTCGTAGGCGTGGAGGCAGATGACGCCAGCGCGGCCCTCAAGGAGCACTTCCATCGCGCGCCACTTGAGAATCTGATCCCGGTCGTGAACCCGTATCTCGCCATAGGTGAAGCGCCAAAAGCCGTTGGCCGTGGCTGCGACTTGCTCGTTCCCCCCGGCCATCGCGGGACCGCCGCCGATCGTCGCGGGCACCAAATGGATGCCGACGCTGCGGGGCTGAAGTTCGTCGAACGGCCACGTCGCGTTGCAGGGCGGCTCGACCGTTTCGCCGCATGGCTCGGTATCGACCTCACACGGCGGGCAATCCGAATCAGAGAACGGAATCGAATAGAAATAATACTCATCGTGATCCCGTAGGGCGAGATGGTCAGTGCTGCCTTCGCGATATACGAAAACCGTCTCCAGCCGCCCGGCGACGGAGGTGATTGTGAAGCCGGTATGGTCTCCTACCGTGAGTGCGACAACCGTGCTCATGCCGGTCATCCGAAATTCACGAAGCCGAACTGTGTCGATGTTGTCCGAGAATGGGCGGCCGAATACCAGCCGCGTTGAACTGACGAGAGACGGGCTCGTGTAGTCGTCGCCTATGTTGCTGCTGGCCGTCTCGTCGAATTTCAACATCGTGTCGGAAAACGGCACGCCGAACAGCGCCGACAAATCAACGCTTCCGATGTTATCGTGGGCGACGGTATCGACTTGCGTACCGAGAACGCCGGGGCCGCCGAGCGCGGCGATCACCGGCACACCGCCGCCGTTGTCGTACTCGTCCTGTCCGACGTAAGACAGCACCCGAACCACGCCTTCGCCAACATCCATAAGCGTCGTGAAGTTGCCGTATCGCCTGCCGCCACCGATCATCGCGCCGGCGAAGCCGTTGCCGAATGGCAGATTCGTACAAAGCGCCGTCCACGTTCCGGGGGATAGGTCGATGTCCTCGACGGTTAACGGGACGTGGGCGAGGACGAACCGGATTTGATCTATCCCGACGGGTTCCGTGTCGCGGCAAGTGATCGTGAAATAGAGACGGTCGCCGATGACGATAGAGCCGGCGCAATGTCCGGCGTTCCCGGACTGCGATAGGTTGTAATTACCGGAGGCCTCCGCGCTGTATAGGAATCCGTGGCTTTTCACGAGGTCGCCGGCGGCATCGACCTTGTAGAAAATCCCAGCGACATCGTTTTCGTTCGCGTCGCCGACGGTGCCGCTTCCTATTATGAGGACGTACTGCGTCCCTTTCGCGGGGACGACTGTCCGCGACCTGTAAACGCCGGATGCGCTAGGCAGGAGCCCGACGTCAGCCTGCCAAGTCGCGTCAGAGATTGTGCCGATGACGGTGTTCGTCTCGGCGCATCCGACTTCTAGCGAGTCCGAGGGGTGGTTGCCGTTGACAATATAATGTTTGCCGTCTTCGCCGATGAGCGACCAGACGCCGTCAGGCAGGCGAACACCAATGCTTCCGAAATTAACGCTGCCTGTGAGCGATACCATCAGACGTCCTCGACGAAGGGGACGGTCGGCGTGGCGTGCAGCATCAGGTCGAGCGTGACGTTCATGGCGTCGTCTGTCTCAAGCGTCACCCGGCAAACCGGATGCTCGAATTCCAGCGCGGCGTTGTCGGCGATGGCTTCGCGCGCTGGCGGCCGGAACGTGACGGGGTAGACCGGGGGGCTTCCGGCCGGCGCGCCGACGGTGCGCAGCCGATAAGCGCGCTCACTTGTCGAGAAGTGCATCCCAGGCTCGGGCGCTGCGCCGGTCGTGACTTTGATATTCGCGCTGACGGCGTTGCGAGCAATCGGATCGTCGGCGGTTGCGACGATGGGCGCGCCACCTGGGGGAATGGGCGCGCGCTTCCGGTCATAGAGCGGGACGAGGAACGTCCCGACCCGACCGTTAGCCGCCATCTCACGCGCACGCCACGCGAGAACATCGGCGTTCGACCTGATCCGGATGAGGTGAAAAACGATGCGCCAGAACCCGGCGTCAGCCTGAACGAATTGTCGCGAGCCCGTGAGAGACCGCCCGCCCGTGACCGTATCGGCGACGAGCTCGACGGTGATCTCGCCGGGGCAAAGCGTCTCGTCCGTGATCGACCATTCGATGTCGGCCATGATTTCAGCGCTTGAGCTTCTGCGCCGTCGTCATCATGTCGGGCAATCTCCGGCTGATGTTCTTGAACACCGAACCGGAAACCCGCGCCGCCCATGCGTCGAGCATCTTCTCGAATTCCGCGGCAGCGCCCCGCTGCGCGCCCCTCGCGTCAATGTGGAAGACGTTCGACATTGATTGCGAGTTCGAGCCGGGCGGGATGCTCGGCATCCTGAGCGTCACCGGGATGCTGCGGCCATCTTGAAGCGGGACGAAGGCCTCCGGCACGTCGCCCTCGCCGAATTCAGCGAACTGCCGGCCCCGCGCAATCCCGCCGCTGCGATAGCGCCGGAGCGGCATCTCGCCGTCAGGGCCGACGATGCCGCCCTTCGCCATGGCGGCGATCTTCGCCACGTTGACGGCGGTCAGCACGCCAACGGAGGCCGCGAGGGCGAAGTTCAATGGCGGAGGTGCGGATGCCAGAGCCTTCTGCACGGCCTGAATTCCGTCGATCGTTGCCACCACAATCGCGGCGGCCTTGCCGATGGCAATTAGATTTTCATTTCCGGTTTGCGTTAACGACGCGAGGTTGGCGAAAGTCTCGCGCAAGGCATCGATGCGACGCTCGCCCAGCGTCTCAGCGTCCTCCGCTTCCTTGTCCATCTTCGCTTGGCGCTTGTCTGCGTCGCGCAGGTCCGCAGCGTCGGTGATGGCCTCAATCTCCGCAACATAGGCTTTATGGTCCGCGATCTGCTCATCGTGGAATGCTTCGGTGTCGGCAGAGGTTCGGTCGCGCGTCTCCTTGCCAAGCAAGTGCTGATCGGACACGAACTGCTTTTCGAGTTCGCGCGCTTTGTCCAATGTGTCTTGGAGTCGTTTGAGCCCTTCCGTCGGCTCGCCTAATAGCTCCGTCAGCGTTTTCGGCGCATCGGTCGGCCCGCCAAACGGCTTCGGTGCCACCGTCCCAGGCACTAGGGGAACCTTGCGCGATGCGATCTCGCGGCCGAGCGCGGCGAGCTCGGCTTCCTTCGCTGCAATCTGGTCCGCCAAACTGTCGCGCAGTATCCGGTCGGCTGGGAACATAGCCGGGCCTTGCTCCGCGGCGAGTTGCTTGCGCAGCGAACTGATGTCGGCGACGAGCGCGCGGTATTTCTCCACCTCTGCCGATACGATTTCGGCCCGACCAGCCAGCAGCCCGCCCGACAGAATGCTGATGAGGTCTTGCGCCCCGGCGCGCCAGCCACCGGCCTCGAGGTCGTGCAGGAAGTCGCTTAGGCCCTTCAGTACGCGAGAGGCATGGCCTGCCGCCATGTTCGTGAATGAGACAGATATTTCCTGCCAATGCTGGTTGAATTCGGCGAGCCGCCGAACCGCTTCCGGCGTGATGCCGCCGTTAAACGCGGCCATCTGCTCTTTGATTGCATCGCGGCCTTGACGCAGGAAGCCGACGAGTTCCCCGCTCGACCGCCCGAACGCGGCTTCCGTGATGCGATATTCTTCGGTGCGCGTCTTGGCCTTCTGAACGCTGTCGGAGATATCGAGCAGCGTCGAGACGAGATCGTCGCCTGCGTTGATGCCGAGGTCTTTCATGATCTTCGCGAGGTCGCCGCTGCCTTCCGCAGCGCGTCCTATGTTGCGGGCGAAGATATCGAGCGCGTCGTTCAGATTGGTTGCGTCGACGTTCGCCTGTGCCGCGGCTCCGGCGAGGCGCTGGAGTTGATCGGTCCCGACGCCGGTTCTGTCCGACAGGGCTTGGAGCTTATCCGCCGCCTCGGAAACGCGACCGATGAAGGCGATGACCGCGCGCGCGGAAAAGAAGCTCCCTATCGCAATCCCAAACTTACCGAAGCCAGCGGTTACGCTCTGCGACATTGCCGACGTGCGCTTTTCAACTTTCCCCATAGCCGAATTGACGTCGCCCGTCAGCTTCGCGAGGTCTTTAGTCAGCTTGGAACTGTTCGCCTCAATCTGTACGACGAGGCGCTCAAGGTCAGTGGCCGCCATTTGCTACCCTCAGAATTGCCGACCTAACCGCCCGCGTTATACGGTTCGACACGCTGCGTCGGTACGCGCGGTATGACGGATAAAAGAACGGTTGCGCCGGAGTACCGGGATGCGTGCGGTACGACTTGCGCGTTGCGCCCGGTCTGTTCGTGCGCCTGTCAGCCACGCGCCCGCCGAAGGTTGCCGCCTGCGTTCCGAACTCGACCCAGCGGGCGTAATAAGCGACCTCATTTCCGGCGTAGACGGTGATGAGCAGATTGGATTTCAGATCAGCGAGGCCACCGGCGATCAATCCAGAGCTAACAGAAATAGAGCCGCGCGGTGCCGCTCCCCAACTCCAGTCGATTGAATTGAGAAGTGCTCGGCTCCGTCCAACCGGGACAAGATTCCGCGCCATGGCAACGATATCCCCTGCCCCCTTCTCCATCGCTGGCTGAATATGCTTCTTGATGTCCGGCGATAGCGCCCGCAGCTTCGCGCGCAGACGGTCACGGTTTAAGACTTTCGCCATTTACCCACTCGTCGAATTCTTTATCGGTTGGAGGTGCCAATTTCGACGTCGTCGGGTGCGCTGCGCTGAAGCCATCAACGCACGCCAGCAATTCCCAATGCGTCATCCGGTCGACTTCGCGCGGCGTGTAGCCTAGTTGCTGGCCGGCTGCGTAGAGGGCGGAAAATCTGATTCGTTCGGAGGCGGCGCCGGCTGGCCGTTCATCTCCTGCGCCGCCTGCGTTTTTCCCACCGGATCGTCCTCCGGCCACATCAAATAGGCGTGGAGGATACGGAGCGCGGCTTCCCTGCCTTCAGCCTTGCCGGCCTCGTGATAATAGCGACGGACGAGCTTCGTCGCTCTGGCTGGCTGAACGCTGCTTCCGCGGATCAGCCCCAGCCGGATCACTTCCGGTATGTCGTCGGCCTTCCAGTTGTTCGACACGATGCGCCTGAACAGCGCTTCCGGACCTACGCCGACGTTCGGGTTGTCCTGCAGTTCCCGAAGGTCGCCGATATCGAGACGGAACGTATAGCGCCCGTCGCCCCAATCGAAAGTAACCGCGCCGCTGCCCGACATTACGAGTTCGCGTTCCAGGTCTGAATACCATCCGACACGATCGTCAGCGTCGCGTCAGCCTTGGAGCCCCTCGATCCTGTCACGCCAAACTCGGTCAGCTTCCATGCGCCCGACCAATACCCAACCGAGCCGACCTCGATCTGCAGGTTCTTCGCGTCGTCGCTGATGAGCCACGGCCAGACGTTGTCGAGAGATGCGGTGTCGAGTTTCCCGGCGCCGGTGATCGTG